GCGATTGCAGAACATGACATGATGAAGATATACGAACATCCTATTAAGACAGACGGTATTAAATACGTCAAAGATAGACTGTATTGTATTGTTGTAGACGTTTCAGAAGGCAAAAACTTAGACAGTTCTGCTTTCTCAGTCATAGATATATCAGAGTTACCATATAAACAAGTTGCAACTTATAAGAGTTCTTCTATTACACCGTTATTGTTCCCTACAGTTATATACAATGCGGCTCGTTACTACAATGATGCTTACGTATTGGTAGAAATCAACAACACACCACAGATTGCAGACACTTTACATGCCGATTTAGAATATGAAAATCTATGGAAAGTGTTTACCGGTAACAAAAAACCACAACAATTGTCTGCCGGTTTTGCTAGAGGAGTTCAATTAGGACTTAAAATGTCACCACAAGTTAAGAAGATTGGTACTTCTAACTTGAAAACTTTGATTGAAGGTGATAAATTACTTATCAATGACTTTGCAACATACTCAGAATTGACAACATTTGTAGAAACTAAGAACACTTTTGCCGCTGAACAGGGTGCAAATGATGACTTAGTGATGGGTTTGGTAATGTTTGGGTGGGTCACAACACAACCATATTTTAAAGAAATCGTTGCTCACGACCTAAGAAAACAAGTCCAGTTAGAAAATATGAATCAGTTTGACGATGAAACAGTCGTTGAACCTATTATGGATGATGGTATGTCACACAATTTAGAACTTGTTGACGGCGACTTATGGGAAGTTGCTGATGGCAGTTCGGTATATAGCAGATTTATGCGAGATGCTATTAACAGCATGTAAAAGTGCTGGTGCATAAATACCTTTATTGGTATAATCTGCCAAAAAGAACAAAATAATTCAAGGAGAAAACAATGGCGATTCAAATCTCTCCAGGCGTAAATACTACTGAGATTGACTTAACAACAGTCGTTCCATCAGTACTTACGACTGCTGGCGCATTTGCAGGTAACTTTCAATGGGGTCCAGCAAATAAAATAATGCTTATTGATAGCGAAATTACATTATTGAATACTTTCGGTGCACCGGATGCAAATTCAGCAAACGCTTTCTTTACTGCCGCTAACTTCTTAGCATACGGTAATAATCTAAACGTTGTACGTGCAGTTAATACAAATTCATCATCACAGTCAAATAATGCTGTTGGCGGTGGTTCAACAGGTATTCAAATTTTAAATGAAGATGTATATTTAACAAACTACATCAACGGTTCTGCAAACTCTTACGGCTCATTTGCCGCTAGATATCCTGGTGCATTAGGTAACTCAATCAGAGTTTCTGTTTGTGATACATCATCACAATTCACATCATGGCAATTTAAATCATTATTCACATCAGCGCCAGGCACATCTTCGTATGCTACGCAAGTTGGTGGTTCACAAGATGAGATGCACATTGTTGTAACAGATGCGGGCGGTTTAATTACTGGTAATTCAGGACAAGTTCTTGAAACATTCGGCTTTGTATCTAAAGGTATTGATGCCGCAATCAACGGTGTTTCAAATTATTGGAAACAAGTTATTTTCAATAAATCGAAATATATCTATGCTATGGACCCACCAGAGTATTCATCTACTCATACTACATGGGGCACAGCAACAGCAAACACAACATTTGTACAATTATCTAACGTTGAAGATTCTTATTTGACGCTTGGTACAAATCCAAAAGCAACAGACTCTGCTTTATCAACAGCATATAGCTACTTTGCAAATAAAGAATCTGTAAACATTCAATTGATTTTAACTGGCGATGCAGATGCAACAGTTCAAAATTACATCTTTAGCAATGTTGTTTCTGTAAGAAATGATTGTATCGCTTTTGTTTCACCACCAGCTAACACAGTTATCAATAACGCAGGTAGCGAAGCAAGTTCAATTGTAAACTATTTTAACAACACTTTAGCTCTTAGTTCATCTTACTTAGTAGCAGATTCAAATTGGAAATATCAATTTGATAAATTCAATAATGTATATCGTTGGGTACCAATGAACGGTGATATTGCAGGTTTATGTGTAAATACAGATGCCGTTGCAGACCCATGGTTCTCACCAGCTGGTTTTAATCGTGGTGCAATTAAGAATGTTATAAAGTTAGCATGGAACCCATCTAAGCCATATAGAGATACTCTTTATGCCGCAGGTATTAACCCAATCGTATCATTCCCTGGTCAAGGTGTTGTACTATACGGTGACAAGACTTTACAATCTAAACCATCTGCATTTGACAGAATTAACGTTCGTAGATTGTTCTTAGTACTTGAAAAAGCAATTTCAACTGCCGCTCAATACTCATTATTTGAATTTAACGATTCATTCACACAAGCACAGTTTGTTAACTTAGTAACGCCATTCTTACGTAACGTTCAAGGACGCCGTGGTATTACAAACTTCTACGTACAATGTGATTCTACAAATAACACACCTGCTGTTATCAATGCGAATCAGTTTGTAGGTAGCATCTATGTAATGCCAAATCGCTCAACGAACTATATTCAGTTAAACTTTGTTGCAGTTAATACGGGTGTTGACTTCTCAACGGTTGTTGGCGCAGTCTAAATAAAACAATTAGGAGAACACGATGACATTTAACGTAGCAGAATTTAGAGCACAGATGACAGGGGACGGTGCCCGTCCTAATCTGTTTAATGTAACTCTAACATTACCAGCAATCGTAAACAACGGAACAGCCGCTGGTAAAAAACTTCAATTTATGGCTAAAGCCGCACAGTTACCAGGATCTACTGTTAACAATGTACCACTTCACTATTTTGGTCGTGAAGTAAAGTTTGCCGGAAATAGAACATTTGCGGATTTCACATTGTCAATCATCAACGATGAAGATTTCACAATTCGTGCCGCTATGGAAAATTGGTTAAACGCAATCAACAGTAATGCTGGTAATTTACGTGCCGCTAACGCAATAGGTAACCAAAACTATACTGTAGATGCGCTCGTAACTCAATACGGCAAAATAGGTAATACAATCCAACAATATAAGTTTGTTGGTATGTTCCCAGTTGACGTTTCAACAATTGACTTAAATTGGGACACAACAGATTCTATTGAAGAGTTTACTACAACATTCTCTTATCAATACTGGACAAATACTGCAAGTACGGACATTTAATTATTCTTTGAAGGCCCTTAGGGGTCTTCTTTATGTTTTTGTGAAATGATAAAAAGGCAATATGAACCCATTAAATAAATTTTCGCTGTTTGGTTTTACAATCTCTCGTGACAAAGAGATACAAAATCAACAAACACAACCATCATTCTCACCACCGAGCAATGATGATGGTGCGTTAACGATAACATCTGCCGCATATTACGGCACGTATGTAGACTTAGACGGTACAGCAAAGAATGAGGTAGAATTAATATCTCGTTACCGTGAAATGGCAATGCAACCAGAAATTGAATCTGCCATTGACGATATTGTAAATGAAGCTATTTGCCAAGATGACGAAGGCAACAGTATCAAAATTGTTATGGACAATCTCAATGCTCCAGACAAAATCAAAAAAGCAATCAAATCAGAATTCAGTACAATTCTAAGATTGATGAATTATCAGAATATGTCGCAAGATATATTCAGAAGATATTACGTAGATGGTAGACTTTTTTACCACGTAATCATCGACAGAGAAAATCCAGTTGCCGGTATTAAAGAACTCAGATATATTGATCCACGTAAACTTAAGAAAGTTCGTGAGATTAAAAAAACTAAAGATGAGCGTACCGGTGTTGACATTATGAATGTAGTCAACGAATACTATATTTGGAACGACAAGGTCACTACAGGATCGTCTTCCAGTTTCGGGCCAGTAGGTGTACGTATAACCACAGACTCTGTGCTTTCCATCGTCTCTGGCCTCATGGATTCACGCCGTGCAGTTGTTTTATCTTACTTGCACAAAGCAATCAAACCACTCAATCAATTACGTATGATTGAAGATGCTACAGTTATTTACCGAATTTCTAGAGCACCTGAAAGACGTATATTCTACATTGACGTTGGTAATTTACCTAAATTAAAAGCCGAACAATACCTACGTGACATCATGGTAAAGTACAAGAACAAACTTGTATATGATGCCAACACAGGTGAGGTTCGTGACGACCGTAAATTCTTGTCTATGATGGAAGACTTCTGGTTACCACGTAGAGAAGGGGGTAAAGGTACAGAGATTACTACATTGCCTGGCGGACAAAACTTAGGTGAACTAGAAGATGTTAAGTACTTTGAAAAGAAGCTATATAAAGCGTTGTGTGTACCGGTTTCACGTTTGAATCCTGAAACTTCAGGTTTCTCGTTAGGTCGTACAAACGAGATTACAAGAGACGAATTAAAGTTTGCAAAGTTTGTTGACCGTATGCGCCAGAAGTTTGCAGAAGTCTTTGACCAAGCATTGAGAGTTCAATGTGTACTCAAAGGTATTTGTAATGAAGAAGAATGGAAAGTCTTTAAAGAAGATATTCATTACGACTTTATTACCGATAACAACTTCTCAGAACTCAAAGATGCTGAGTTAATGAAAGAAAGATTATCATTGTTGCAAGAAGTAGACCCATATACTGGTAGATATTTCTCACAAGCATGGATACAGAAAAATGTTCTACGCTTTGACAATGACCAAATCAAGATTATGCAAACAGAGATTGAGAAAGAAAAAGAATCTGGACTTGGTTTACCGGTTGAAGTTACTAATCAAGTTGCTCAACAAGCAATGATGAGCACAGTACCAGAACAACCAATTCACCCAACAGACATAGAACATCAACAAGATATGGCTAAGAAAGATTTTGATAACAAAATTGAATTAGCTAAAATAAAACCGAAAGTTAAATCGGCGGTTAAAAAAGAAGAGATTGATGAACCTAATACGTTCGAAAGACTTAAAAGAATTTTATAGGAGACTTAAATGACTAGCAGAGCAGTTATAGATTATACAATGGAAGACGATTCTCTTGGCGTAAGAGATGCTTTATATTCTGCAATTCAAGACCGTGTTATGGCACATATTGAAGCAAAGAAAGCAGAAATAGCGGCAAACTTTATTACACCACATCAAGAAGAGACAGATGTTGAGGTCGATGAAGACCTAGAAAATGAGATGGAGTATTATGCTAATGTACCAGAAGGTGTTGAGGTATTTGTACCAAAACAATCTATTACAGAAGCAAAAGATAAAAAGCCTAAAGAAGAGCACCCATGGAGAATGGACAAAGACCGTGAAGGTACCGGATACCACGAAATCAATTCTGTACGTCCTAAGACAGCATTGGTAAATGGTGTTCCTAAGAACCTAGGCCTTGAACATGATGGTGTTCACAGTCACGCTTTTGACAATCAACATGAGGCAGAGAAAGCCGCATTT